CCCAAGGTACTCTGTTCAGATCCCTGCTCTGATGTGCACGTCAACAGGTTATGGGGAACAAACCATAAGTAAAAATCGTAGAAATGTTTCATTCTTATTAAATGGGAAAGAGATGCCCGAAGTTTTTAAGTTTCCTTCATAAAAACTTAACGAGAGTGGTACTAACGCGTGAAAATAGTACTCATTGGGAATCGGTTTGGAATATCCTCCTCTCCCCCAAGTATAAGGATTGACTTTTTTAAAGGGGATGCCCAGCAGGTTTTTGAAAAAGAAAAACCGATGTAACTACTCACCAGTAATCTCAAGGTGGGGAAATTTGGGGGTGTAGCTCAATTGGCTGAGCGGCTCGTTTGCAACGAGAGGGTTTTATGTGGGTTCAAGTCCCACCTCCTCCACAAAGTTCGGAGTAATTAACCGAACCTAACAAGAAGATGGGTCATATAGCCTAAGGAAATTTGGTACCACTAATTCCTGTCTGTCTTCTTGATTAACTACTTATGGTGTAAATTGGATTGCACATCGGTCACTAAGGCCGAAGGGTTGTAGGTTCAAGTCCTATGGGTAGTTCAAATAGTCAGGTGGCGAGAGGAACACGCCCCGAAAGTGGAGAGTAACAATACCAACGGGACTCACGGAGATACTGCGTCCACTGCTGATGGTATCTATCACCGGTTTAAATCCGGTCCTGACTACATGAAGGTAAAAATATGAAACTTGGTAGTTCTTGTGGATTATGATTACCCTGAATGTTTTTACAACTTTCATTCAGAAACCAAAAAATAAATGTTGTTGCAGGTTTAATAAAGGAATGGAGGAAAGTCTAACTAACGAGTACTTCATAACCTACTGTATAAAATAGTCAGGTGGCGGAATTGGAAGACGCTATCCATTGGAAAGGCTGAGTTAAAAACGGCATTCAAGGTTCAAATCCTTGCCTGACTACAATCAGTTGCTTGATTCCTGGTAGTAGAGTAACAACCATTGGGATATTCGGGAAAATTCCGTGAATGGTGGTGTAAGATATAAAAGGGAAACTTACAATGGTGGAGTACCAAAGACAAAGGAAACGAGACATATGGGTGATCATATGTTGGCGCAAATCTCCACCTTTTTAAATTAAAAAATTATGACACTAAAAGAACAAATTAATGCCGACTTTATGTCCGCATTTAAGAACAAAGAAATGGATAAGAAAAACTTCCTTGGAGTTGTTAAAGGTGAAATCCAAAATGAAGAAGGAAGGAGTGGGACCGTAACTGATGAGGTTGTTTTGTCCATCTTAAAGAAAATAAACCACCCATCGGCTAAAGACCAATGGGTTTTGTAGGATTAATCCTAACTGGGTGGTTTATAACACCGCTTACATCCGTAAGAGATAAATCTCCATCAGATTTACTTTTATATTTTCTTAATATATTACAAGCACCATTCACATCAGCATTAATTAATTTACCTTTTTTTGTTCTAAATAAACCTCGTTTAATGCGTTTACCTAAATATTCTTCGTGTTTCTCTATTTTTTCCAAATCCAACGACGAACATTTTGATGTGTATGATTCTTCCTGTAGAACATAATTAATTCCGTAATATTCACATTTTGTTTCTAATTTTCTTTTTAAAATACCAAATGGTACCGAAACAAAGTTCTGATTATTTACTTTACCGATATTAATTTCATTTTTCATACCTTTAAAATCACCTATAACTATTGTACCAATATCGTTATTAATACAATATTTAACTATTTTATTCACACTCTGATTAAAGTAGTTATTTATATAATTTTTTCTATATTCACTTAATTTAATAAATTTTTTTGTGTTTTTATCTTTTAATTTATTTTTTTCATATTCACTTTGTAATCTAGCTTTTTCTTTATTGTAATGATGGTTTACAGATTTAAGTGGTTTACCATCTATAATAAATGATGATTTATTTTTAGTGTTATAAGATGTCAAAAGATTATCCAATCCACAATCAATACTTAATATATTATTATGGTTTAATTTCTTTACATTATCTTCAGCAACATATGTTATAATTAACTCATACTCTTTACCACCATAAATGGGTTTAATCTGTAATTGTTGTAATTTATTGGTTTTAATATTTTTCGGTAGGTTAAATATGATATCACGTTTTAATACATTATATTCTTCTCTAAATTGTTTACTAAGACCCATATATATTTTACCATTTTTAACCCTAGAACTTCTACCGGCAACTAATACTGACCACCCAGAATCCTTATCTAAATAAGATGGGACATTAACCGGATTAGAGTACTTACCTTTTTGTTTTAATTTAAGTAATGAGAAAAATGATTTAAAATTTCTATCAACTAACCTATGTGTTTGTTGTGCGGAGTCTGTTATAAGTAATTTATAGTTCACATCATCTTTAATTAAATGATATTGATCAACATAATTTAAATAAGAATTATTATTAAAGTAATACTGTCTAATGTTATAAACACAACTATTATATAAACGAGCAGAATGATATGATAACTTATCTATAATAAATTTTTCATCTTCATTCAATTTAAGTTTATATTTTTGTGTTAACATCATAATCTCCTATATATAAATATAGGGAAAGTGTGAAAAAACTTGTTTTATATAAAAAAAATATTATATTTTAATCATTAACTAAAACATAAAGAAGGAAAAGTGATTCGTTTCCTCCCACAAACTAAAGATTTGTGGGTTTCCACGAATTAAAAATTATGAATAACATTGGTCAAATAATGGGTGAGTTCAACAAACATTACAAAGGTTTGGTTGATAACAAACTGGTGAGTCAAATAACAAAGGAGATTTTAAATTAATATATTGTTTTTGTTTAATTAAAAAAGGAGACCAAATTAATGATCTCCTTTTTTTTTGATATTAACTAAGTTGATTAGTTTGTACCTTTTTCACCGTAAACAAGGATTTTATTTCCTGTTAATGGTGGAACTGTAAACGTAACAACTGTTCCGTCAAATGTATAGTCTTCAGTCTCTGTTTGACCAAGACCATTCAACATCACAAGTTCAGTTCCAATGATGATTTCATCATTCAAAGTGAACGCTGAGATTACACCATTTGGAGTTCCAGCATATCCAATTCTTTGGAATGAATTTGTATCCAGACCAGCAATCGCATCATCAACATATAGTTTTGTAACCAACGTTAAATCATCAAACTGAGTCAATCCAGATGGTTGAGCTGTCAATCTAATATTATCAGACATTGTTAAACCTGTTGTATAGAACTCAGCAAGGTTTGATCTGTTGTTGTTATCAGCACCATTACCAATAATTGCAAGTTGAGTGTCACCAGATACGTTAAATGTTCCTTGAACGTGTTGTGCTCTACCTGCTGCAATTGTTCCTTCACCTTCAGCATGCGAATAATATCCTGATGCTGTTGTTTGATAACCTTCAGCGTGAGAACCAGGTCCAGATGCTGTTGTCGCTTGTCCTTCAGCGTGAGAATATAATCCAGATGCGATTGTTGAAGCACCTTCAGCGTGAGAATATAATCCAGATGCCGTTGTATTATAACCTTCAGCGTGAGAATAATATCCAGATGCCGTTGTTAAATATCCTTCAGCGTGAGAATAATTTCCTAATGCCGTTGTTGCATAACCTTCAGCGTGAGACATATCACCAACAGAAGTTGTATTAAATCCTTCAGCGTGAGAACCAACACCAATTGCATAACCTCCAGCAAAATCATTAGCTTGATCTCCACCTTCTGCGTGAGAGTTAACACCTTCAGCTATTGTTTTGTATCCTTCAGCGTGAGAAGCATATCCTGATGCCGTTGTTGTATTACCTTCAGCGTGAGAAACATATCCGGACGCCGTTGTTGATCTACCTTCAGCGTGAGAATAATTTCCAGATGCCGTTGTGTAATAACCTTCAGCGTGAGAACCTAAACCAACAGAAGTCGTCTGAATACCTTCAGCGTGAGAACCATACCCGGAGGCTGTTGTAGATGAACCTTCAGCGTGAGAATAATTTCCAGATGCAGTTGTAGAATTACCTTCAGCGTGAGAACTTTGACCCAATGCCGTTGTGTAATTACCTTCAGCGTGAGAATAATTTCCAGATGCCGTTGTCTGAATACCTTCGGCGTGAGAAGCACTACCTATAGCTACTGAGTAATTACCTTCAGCGTGAGAACCATTACCAACAGAAGTTGTCTGAATACCTTCAGCGTGTGAACTTTGACCCAATGCCGTTGTTCCAATACCTTCAGCATGAGAATAATATGCGGATGCTGTCGTTAAAGAACCTTCAACGTGAGAATGATATCCAGATGCCGTTGTTAATCTACCCTCAGCGTGAGAATAATTTCCAGATGCCGTTGTTCCTTCACCTTCAGCGTGAGAATAATTTCCAGACGCAACGGTATTATAACCTGACGCAGTTGAATTTAAACCACTTGCCGTTGAACCAGTTGTTCCAAGAACGATTGAACCCTCAAATGTTCTGGTACCACCACTATTTGCTGCAACAACTTGTTTTAACTCAAGTTTGTTATCACCATTTACAATTACGGTAACACCATCAGCATCAGCAAGACCATCAATTTCATTTTCTAATGATGTGTCAGCACTTGCTCTTACACTTTCTTCAGTTGAAACTCTTGAATCCAATGATCCTTCCGCACTTTCTGCTCTTGAAGTTTCAGAAGAAACTTTTGAATCTAATGAGCCTTCAGCAGATTCTGCTCTTGAAGTTTCCGTAGAAACTTTTGAATCTAATGAACCTTCAGCTGACTCAGCTCTACTAACTTCTTGAGAAATTAAAGCTTCAAGTGAATCGTCACCTGATTCGTTACTTGAAATTCTCGCAGATAATGAATCTTCAGCTGACTCCGCTCTTGAAGTTTCTGTAGATACTTTACTGTCTAAAGAACTATCAGCAGATTCTCTGTTTGAAACCTCAGTAGAAATATCAGATGAAATCTTAGAATCCAATGAACCTTCAACACTTTCAGCTCTTGACGTTTCGTTAGAAACTTTTGAATCTAATGAAGTTTCAGCTGAATCTCTTTTACTTTCTTCAGTTGAAATTCTGGACTCAAGCGAATCTTCAGTACTTTCCGCTCTTGATGTTTCTGTAGAAACTTTTGAATCCAAAGAACCTTCAGCGGATTCCGCTCTACTAACTTCTTGAGAAATTAAAGCTTCAAGTGAATCATCACCAGATTCGTTTTGAGAAATTCTAGCAGATAATGAATCTTCAGCAGATTCTGCTCTACTTGTTTCAGAAGATACTTTACTGTCTAATGAACCTTCAGCAGATTCTGCTCTTGAAATCTCGTTAGAAACTTTTGAATCCAATGAACCTTCAGTAGATTCTGCCCTTGAAGTCTCGTTAGAAACTTTTGAATCTAATGATCCTTCAGCACTTTCAGCTCTACTTGTTTCGTTAGAAACTTTTGAATCCAAAGAACTATCAGCAGATTCTCTGTTTGAAGTTTCAGAAGAAACTTTTGAATCCAAAGAACTATCAGCAGATGCTCTGTTACTTTCTTCAGTAGATACTCTAGAATCTAATGAACCTTCAGCAGATTCTGCTCTTGATGTTTCTTGAGAAATCAACGCTTCCAATGAATCATCACCTGATTCGTTACTTGAAATTCTTGCAGATAATGAATCTTCAGCAGACTCAGCTCTACTTGTTTCGTTAGAAACTTTTGCATCCAATGAATCGTCACCAGAAACTCTGTTTGAAATCTCAGCAGAAATTTCAGAAGAAATTTTTGAATCTAATGATCCTTCAGCACTTTCAGCTCTTGAAGTTTCAGTTGAAACTTTTGCATCCAATGAATCGTCAGCAGATTCTCTTGTACTTTCTTCAACAGATACTCTGTCGGTTAATGAGCCTTCAGCCGATTCGGCTCTTGATACTTCAGACGATAAGTCTGCTTCAAGAGAATCATTACCTGATACTCTGTTTGAGATTTCAGTTGAAATCTCGGATGAAATTTTGTTATCCAATGAACCTTCAGCTGATGTTGCTCTGGACGTTTCATTTGATACTTTCGCATCCAATGAAGCATCACCAGAGATTCTGCTAGAATCCTGACTGGATAAGGTTGAACTTAACTCCGCGATATCCGTAATTGTTAAACCGGATGGAGTTAAAATCGTTGCGTTCGTCAGCAATAAGTCGGACTGACGGTCTAATACAATTTTAGTTTCTGCCATTTTTTAATTTTTAAAATGATAGTTTATTCTGTATCTCTTTATACAGCATGTTTTTCTGGATACGTATATACATACGGATATGTGATATGTGATATTGGATATGTGATATAGATACTAGTTACCCGCATCCCTGCCGATACATTATATAAATATGCGGTACTTTACAAAAAGTCACTAATTGTTTAATTTTTTTTTAAAAAAAATAAAAAAATGAGTTTTTTGTTGTTAATATCATTTATTTCAATTATATTTGTTGTCAGAAAAAAGAAATAAGGTCAGAAGCGTAATGCGGGACGGTACCCAAACCCTCAAGACACCACGGTCCAAGAGCAATTTGGACGCGAGAAGTTATAAGGTTGCATATTGTTGGTTCAAATCCAACTCTGACCTCAAAAAAATTAAAATAAGATGAAAGAAAAACATCAAGAAGCCATTGATGAAATTATGGATTGGTTTGACTTTGAAAGAGTTGTCAAAGTAATGGAGTTTTTAAACTGGAAGTGGATTACCGCCGAAGAAGGTGTACCCAGTATTGGTGAAATCAAAAAAACGGCCAGACGATTATTAAAAGAAGCGATTAAAAAGAAAACATCAATTGCAACCGGAGGATTCAAGGTGACTTATTTACCAAAAGAAGATTTTTTACATCTTGAATTTGTTATTAGTGAGTTTGATGCTGTAATCAAAAAGTAACCACTTGACTTATTAAATATTGTTTGTTATAATTATATAGAAAGTCAGTTAGCTCAACTGGTAGAGCAATCCCCAACCCTAAGAAGGGGACGTGCCGTAGGTTCAAGTCCTTCACTGACTTCACTTTTTCAATAAGGGGATGCCCGGCAGGTTTTTCAACTGGAAAAAACCGATATGACTACTCCTCGTTATCTTTAAGAGGGGGTGATATAGATACAAAAAAAGGGACTTTATTGTCCCTTTTTTTTGTTAGATACTTAATAACATATCCATTAATTCTTGTTGTGGAAACATATCCACCTTGTCACGTCTTGTATTTGTGTGGGTATACATTCCCTTAACTCTACCATAATAAGCATTCTCATTAAATTCAAAACCACCAGCACCATTCTTTCTTATTTCCTCAATCAACCCCTTTCTTACATCAATGTTATCTCTATTTGCAATAAATAAGATAAGATCTTTTAATACTTCCAACTGAGTGTCAGAATATCTATGCCAGGTTTTATGACCTCTAAATGGTTTATCCAATGTGGTAACGTGAGATTCAATTACTTCACCACCACCGTAGTTATAGAATTTATTGGCATCTTTTGCTACCCAGGTTTTTCCCTTTCTATAACCACCTTTAGTTACATAACCATAATTACATACTTCAATACCAACGGAACATTTGTGCATATGCATTGAACCGTTATCACCCAAATGCCAACCATAACCACCATCCGGTATACATTTAACTATTTCACCATCATATTGGTCGTTCTTTCCGTTACAAGCAGGACCACCCAATACAAACTCAGTTGCGATTCTACCTCTGGTGTCCTTTGCCCACATATCAACCACTTGGTATGGGTTTGGTCCACCGGCCGTGTGATGCAAGAACAAATATTCTTTATCTGTTGGTCCGGCCAAATATTCATCCTTTGGTAAAAAATATTGTTTGAATGACAATGTTTCGTTGTCTGAATTAAATTGTTCATTTAGATCAGTTGTTGCAAGTCCCATCGCTTCCCAAGTTTTTGGTCCAACAATTCCATCATCTTTTAACTTATTTTCTTTTTGCCATTTTTTAACGGCCGCTTCGGTTTTTGGTCCAAAGTCACCATCATCACTAAGTTTTAAAAATCTTTGCAAGATTTTCACATTTTCTCCTTTACTTCCAAGTTTTAAAATCATCTTATTTGTTTTTTTGTTTTTTATTTTCTAAATAAATATATATTTATATGTAAATAAACTTTTAAAATTTAGAATTATGAATTTTACAAGAGAGCAAGTTTTGGGTATTGTTAGACACGTATTAACCTTCGCTGGTGGTATTGTAGTAGCCAAAGGAATTGCAGATGAAGCAACTGTAACTGAAGTTATCGGTGGTGTGATTACATTAATCGGTGCTATTTGGTCAATCGTTGCAAAAAAATAATTTTATTTAATTTTTTTAAATTTCCCCTTCTTAACCGGAGGGGTTTTTAATTTAACAGATATTTATTAATTAAAACAAAAATTATGGGAGATTACGTGGGAATTGTTGTTGCTTTTATTACTGGTGTTTTGGGTCCGTTATCAGTAATTTATTTAAAAAACTATTTGGACAAAAGAAAAAAGAAACCAGATATGGTTCACGACACATTAAGAGTTAGTGAATTAATTAATCAAAAAATTGAACATATCAAAGAGGAGTTTGATGCTGATAGGGTGTGGGTAACACAATTTCACAACGGAGGTAACTTCTACCCAACCGGAAAATCAATGGCGAAATTCTCAATTATGTATGAAACTGTAACTGCCGGAGTTAATTCAGTACAATCAAACTTTCATAATATTCCGGTAAATTTATTCTCAAAATCAATTAATGAACTATTGCAAAATGATGTCATTGAAATTGCGGATTTTAAAGATGATTCAATTGCGACCTTTGGTTTAAAGTATATCGCCGAAGAATCAGGTTGTCAATCAGGTTATTTATTTGCAATTAAAACAATTGATGAAAGATTCATCGGTACCTTGGGACTTGATTATACAAAGAAAAAAATAAAACTTGACATTGAATCAATTAATCATTTAATGGTTCACGCTTCTTCAATCGGTGGTGTTTTAATTTCACACTTGGAACAATGAGAAAAAGTCTAATTATTGAACGACTTATTAAAAAAATCAAAAACAAATTAATTTCTGAAAGAAAATCAGATCAACTATCATTATATATCTCAAGATTAATTATTAATCAATTTAAAAAGAAAGAAGATTTTCAACTTGAGGATCTTGAGTTTGAGAGGGGTGATGAATATGCCTTATTTAATTTATATTGTTATTTTATTGAAGATGAAAATCTAAACGAACCGTTCTCAATCAGAGCTGAGGCCGATATGGAAACAATGGAAATTGAAATAACATTCAACCCAAGTTATTTTCCGGATGTTATGCAAGATTTGGTTGGTGAAGTCAAGGAAACGGTTGAACATGAACTTGAACATATTGAACAACAAAACTTTGAGGATGTTGAATTGGCGGATAAAAGTACCGGTGAAGATTTTGTTGAATATTTAACATCAGACAAAGAAGTCCCAGCGTTTGTTAGAGGATTAATCAAAAGGGCAAAAACCAAAAAGATTTCATTGAACAAAGCAATGAACGAATGGTTTAATGAAAATTTCAGACAATTTAACGACCCTTCAACTGAATGGCCAATGGTTAAAGATGTGTGGATGGAATATGCCACCGAAATGCGAGAAAAAGAAAAAATCAAAAAATTTAATTAATTATTTTTTTAATTGAAAAAAAGTTCTTATATTTGTCCTTATATATAAATAAGGATATGACAAAGTTTGAATTGTGGCTCAAACGCCAATACAAGAGATTAAAGGTTAAATATTATATTTGGGAAAGAGGAAAGAGTTGGTTTAAAGCACCGGAGGATAAAACCGGTTATGAAAAAATAACTTGTTCAATTGTTAGACAATTGGTTAACCACCCAGATTCCAAATTCACAATGGCACCATTGTCCGGAAAAAGATATATTGTCAACAAAACCCTTGATATCTTTTTAATCATTGAAGGAAGCAAAGTTGAAATCACAAACCATGTTTATCATTATGTGACAACATTGGGTGAGAGGGACATTGAAAAAATCACCACACATTATGATAGGAAAGTTGAAAATCAACGAATCAGTCACGAAGAACAAATTAAATCACAAATATCCAATACCCTACAATCAATTTATGACAAAATCACAATCCAATCTGAAAATTAAAACATCAAAGGGTTTCGGTCAATTACATAATATATATGTTTCCGAACTTGGATTTTTGATGGTGAAAATTGAATATGACAACGGAACTTTTGTTGGTTATAACCTGGGCAAGTTTGACCCAGAAAATAATATAATAACAAACGAATTATTCAAAGATGAACTCATTGGATCTCCACGGGATTAAACATATTGAAGTTCAAAAACTTGTTGACAATTTTATTTGGGAAAATATGCAAAAAAAGATAAATGAGGTTGAAATCATAACCGGAATATCGGACCAGATGAAAGATATTGTTAAACAAACCGTTGAGGATTATAAAATGGAATGTACGGTGGATCCATTGAATGTTGGTAAATTAATTATAAAATTAAAATGAAAGAACTAAACGAAGAACAATTATTGAAATTATGTGAGATTGAACTCAAAAAAATGAAAAACCATAACATATCTTGTTTAATTTTTTCAATTATAATATTCGTCCAAGCTTTTTTGTTGTTGTTTGGTTATTTACCAATCACAATCTATCTTATAATACTTGGAATTATTATGTTGTTATATTATTTCCACGATTGGAAATTCAAAAAAGCTGACAAAAAACTTAAAGAAATTTTGGAAGAATTGGACAATAGAGTTTGATTATTAAAAAATGATTTTGTAACTTTGTTTTAAAATATAAAAAATGACAGAAAGAGAATTAATATTATTGGGTTTCCAAAAGGAAGAAATTAATGAATTTGAAGGCGACGATTCCTATTATTATGTATTGGACATCGCAAATGGACTGACCTTCATTACACCAACAAATGAAGAAATTAAAGATGAGAATTGGTATGTTGAGGCGTTTAACACGGATCCATTGATTAGATTTTACGAGTTCGGTGAAGTCCAAGCGTTGATTAACACACTAACAAAAGCGATAGTAAAATGATATATAATTTTTTTAGAATGTTTGTTCTGTTGACTATTGGTGCATTTTTCATTATAGTTGCTGGTACATATTCATTAACCGAAATAATAAAACCAAATGGAAAGTAAAAAAGTAATGTATGAGAGTCTATTAAACCAACATAGGCAAGTCTCAAACCAAATCAGTGAAATCAAAGCAAGGAATTTTGAACCAACGGAACAAGATAAAAAAGAAATCCAAGCTCTTGAATTAAGATTAATCAGTATTATGAACCAAATGCAAAGTTTGTTTTAAGATGAACAAAATACCAACACATGATCCTTACACCGGTGAACTTAATCCTTATTATGAGGAATTAACCGGTGAAAGAAATCCTTTATCGCCAGAAATTGAAGAAACCTCACCAACGTTTGATTTAAAACAGTTGGTTGGAAAGGAATTTAGATATAATGGTAAATACGGACTATCAACTTGGACGGATGTTGTTAAAAACATTGAGGTCATTCACGGTATTGAAACAAACCTCCAACTTCCAATTAAACCATTGAAGGATGGTGAAGGACAAAAACCATTTAAGCTATACGGATATAAGTATTATTTGCAAGTTAGGTCAACCAGGGGTAATCATTTGTATGACTTCAGTGATTGTGTTTTTTTAGATTAGTAACCAAATAAAAACAATATATGGAATATTTTAAATTATTTTTGAAGTGGCTCGGGTTAATAACGATGATTTCACTTTTTGCGGATTATGTTATAAGTAGAGAAGTTAACGGGTTCATCCAACTTTTAGGTATCGTCGGGTTGGTTGGGATCTTTATGTATTTAGCAGGCGAAACATTAAATAAATTAACAAACAAAAAATGATTGGAACATTAATCGTCCTAGCAGGACTAGTAATCGCCGGTTTTACGGCATTTAAAACAAGTGGTAATATGTATGAGGTTACTGAAAGTATGTATGGTACACGTAAAAGATTAAATGGTGCGTGGCTCGTTAAACCGATTGGGATTTTTATCCTATCACTTATCATTGCCGCAGTTCAACCATTTGCAATTGAGAAGATTGATGCCGGAAACAAAGGGTTGAAAATCAATTTGGTTGGAAATCAGAGAGGTGTTGCAAGTTACCAATATAAAACAGGTTGGGTTATGTATAACGCTTGGACTGAACAAGTATTGGAGTTTCCAATTTACCAACAACATATTGAATATGATGACCAGAGTGTAATCTTAAAAGGTGGATTCTCGGCAACCATTAAACCAACATTTAATTATTCATTACGTGAAGATGCGATTGGTGATATGTTTGTGAACTTGAGACGACCAATTGCCGATGTGGAACATGGATGGTTAAAGAACGCAATTATTGGTGCCGTTAATGACGTATCTAATACCTGGGAAGTGGATAGTATCTTTAATCACCGACAAGCCTTTGAAGCTGCCATCGTTGCCGAATGTAATTTGAGATTATCAAAGTGGTTTAATGTATCACAATTAAGAACAAATATTACACCACCAGAAGCACTACAAGAATCAATCATATCAAAGACAAAAGCAATCCAACAAGCCGAGGCTTCTCGTCAACAAGCAATTGCGGCAAAAGCCGATGGTGAAAGAAAGGTAGCCGTTGCAAGGGCCGATAGTGCTGAGACGGTAATTAATGCCGCAGCAAAAGCGAAAGCAATGGAACTTACACAACAAAAATTAACACCTTTGTATGTTGAGTTTAAAAAAGTTGAAAAATGGAATGGGGTTTTGCCTACAACAGTTACAAGTGGTTCTGGAACATTTTTAAATATTAAATAAGATGATAAGAAATTTTGGAACAGTATATTTTGTAATTATTTTAAGTGGTTTAATATACGGTGGAATTATGTATATGGCGTTTAATAAAAACAATACGTGTGATAAATTAGTAAGGTTTAATGACGGGACACAAATTGAGGTTAAAGATGTTAGTTCAGATGATAACGGAATGACAGTGATTAAAACCTGTACCGACGATATTTTAAGGACACCGACACTTAATATAAAAATGGTTGAAGAACTAAATAAATAAAATTAAATCCCCATCTTAGTAGTGGGGATTTGTTTTTTTAAAATAATATTATTAATTTTGGGGTTATGAAAGGAAGATTAATAAAAACGGATGTAAATTATATTCTTGAAGATGATAAAGGGGTTGTTATTGCATCAACATCTTTAAAGAAAGAAGGATTATCGTTATCACTCAAAAACTGTCAAGCAATTGAGAAAGGATATGATTTGGATGAGTTGGCTAAAATAGAATATCCTATTTGTGAAGTATGGAATGATGAAGAAGCACTTATTAGAGAACTTGCTTTTAAAAAAGGCTTCCAAAAAGCACTTGAGTTGATGGGTCATAAGATGTTTAGTGAGGAACAATTAAGAGAAGCGTTTTTCCATGTACAAAATGAACCCACTTTTGATGTTTTTAAACAATCACTACAACAAACTGAATGGGATGTTGAGATTGAGACTGTTCCGGCACTTTCAAATAATGGTAATGTTTATTATGGTGATATTCCAAAACTTGATGAAGATGGTTGTTTAATTTTAAAAAGAATATAAAAATGGATAAAAGAAGTACACACTACGGAGACGTAGCAAAATGGATAGAAAAGGTAATTGACTCTTGTGAGACATACCAACAGACATTTGCCGTTAAAACATTAATTAGTAATTTTAGAAAACAACTAATGAGAACTACACCTAACAAATATTGGAGAGATTATCAGTATAGTGTTATTTGGCCACTTGAAGCAAGGGTAACATCTAAAAGGCAGTCATTTATAAATAAGATTGAGGAATAATGGAAAACAGAAAATACCCAGTAGGTGGATTTGCACCTGGAAACTATATGTGTGAGTGTGTCACCTGTAAACACGATTTCTTAGGTGATAAATTAGCAGTACAATGCGAAACTTGTGCTATTGAAATGGTTAAAACAAAAATTGAGGTTGCCGAAAATGGTGGTATTGAAATAGTACATGACTATTTACCGGGGTTTATAGAACAATTTGGTGACGGACCTCTTGGTGAACTAGACCCAAATGAATGGACCGCACTTGATTTTTTGGAATGGTTAAAAATTAATAATTTTAAAATAATAAAAGATGTCAGATAATTTTAAAACAAAAAAGTGGATTGAAAAAGTAATTAAATCCTGTCAAAATTGGGAACAACTAACAACTTGTGAAAAACTGATATCCAATTTCAAAAACCAAATGATTAACAAAGGTTACGACAATATGTTGGCCTTACCATTCATATCGGATTTGGATTATAAAGTTAAATTAAAAAGAAACGAACTTATTGAATCAAAAAACTTGATTTTAAACAATTAAAAATGATTGACAACCTTGAACTTATTAAACCTTTATTAAATTTCTCAGAACCCGGAGATTTCTATTACTGTCTTATTTTAAAAAGAAAGAAAGATCAACCAGAAGGAGAACGAGATAATCACCAATCAGTAAGAACAATTAAAACTTATTGTATTGAATCCGTTGAATATCTTGAAAAACGTTATGAAGAAATCAAACAACTTTGTGAGTTTTTTAAAGCCAGAGCTTATGTTCAGGTTCAAAAACAAAACCACAAAGATGTGTCATTAAATATGATGGTCGCATTAGCTCAGAGAATTCAGGACGGAAGTCATAAACAAGATGGTTTGTTTAGTTCGGTTGTTGGACAAATAAAAACACACGAAAAAAGGTGGGTAATTGATATTGATGAAAAAACTCCGGAATTGGTTAATCAAGTTATTGATTTCATTGATTCACTTGAACCGGTTGGTCCCAAAATTGAAACGTGTTTACCAACCAAAGATGGTTATCATCTTATAACCAAAAGGTTTGACAACAAAACGTTTGGTGAGAAATATCCAGAAATTACAGTACAAAAAAAGAACCCAACTTTACTTTTTTTACCAAAATCACTAAATTAAAAATTATGAATAATATGTTTGATCCCAATACGTTAAAGAACCTTCAACAGATGATGAATGGTTTAACAAACTTTACACAACAACCGGCAATTGATTTTAAAACAATCAAAAAATTAATCCTAATAGTTGTGTTATCATTATTTTTATCCGGATTTGGTGTTGGTTTATTAATTGGGTTATTATTTTAATATTATGTTGAAATTATTATTAATTGGTTGGACTATTAGTTCATTATTTGTTATTAATTTAACAATCCAATATTTTTACGACGAATATAAAAACAGAAAAAAATAGATATGACAGAATACATCCATTACCCTTTACCGGGAGAAAAGTACCAACACTATAAAGGAGGTACATATGAGGTGATTTGTTTGGCAAATCACACAGATAATAATGAAGCATTGGTAATTTACAAATCATTATCTTTTGGTAGTACACACGCTAGACCATTAAAAGAGTGGATTGAAATTATTGGAAATGAAAAAGCGGGAACAACGTACCCATTACCAAGATTTACAAAAATATGAAAAAAGTAATTTACTACAGTTTAAGAGGTTTGTCGTTGGTTTTGGCAATTCCTTCGTTGGTTATCGGATTACCGGCCTTTATGGTAATGTTGGTTGCCGATTATATTGAAGATCCATATAATATGTCCGAAGATGTTAAAGAGAATTAATAGATGGTTTGAACTCAACTGGGGTTGGTTCTTCATCAACGGTAGGAAACAAGCCGAATGGGCTGATTATTTAAGAAACAAATGTAAAAAATAAAAAATGAAAAAAATAATTTTAAGTTTAGCACTTTTGTGTGGTAAAACAAGTTTCGCACAATTAGATTACGTCAAGAATTTCAAAAAAAATGAATATGGACTTTATGAGTTGAGTTTCAAAGATCCTATCCAGGCTATACATGAATACAATAATGTTCTAGATAAAAATGGTTCCGACACGCTTAACGTTGTTTATAATATAACTAAAAACCCAATTGATTTTGGTTTTTTTAGTAACGACCCAAATAGTGATAACATTATCGTTAGTATATTTTTAAGAGAAAATAACAAATACAAAATAATGTTTGGTGAAATTGACGGAACTATTGATAAGTATTTTTTTGAAGTAATTGACCAAAATGGTGTTATTACTGATTTATATTATAGGACACATAAAAAATAAAATATGAAAAAAATAATTTTAACAGTTGCGTTATTTTGTACTACAACCATAAATGGTCAAGTGAAACATTTAGATGGTTTTGAAAAAACAAAATTAGGTCACATCAGAACTGTATTTACAGAAGATGAGGCCATTAAAACATTCAGTTATGTGATGGATATGAATGGAATTGACACTGTACAATCTAAATACACAAGAGGAGACAATCCGGTAGCGTTTAGTTTTTTTAAAACGGATGAAAAATCAAAGAAAGTTAATGTTGCCGCAATCATTCACTATGATGGTGTTTATGATGTTTTATTTATGACCATCAAAGACCAAAATACAGTTTTATTTAATGTTAAAGATAAGAATGGTGAAATAATTGAATTAATATACGAAAAACCAGAATAATGAAAAAAATTGAAGTTAATTTAGGAATTGGGATGAATATGTTTTTTCCTGAACCAGTGGTAATTGAAATACCAGATAATGGAATCTTTGTTGAAGAACTTGTAAAGTCATATCAAAAATATCTTGAGTTTTGTAAAACTCTGGAACAACCAAATTATGATTACTTGGTTGACGACCCAAAGGAAAATAAAGTAAGAGAATTTACATTGGAAGAGTTTGTTAATGTTTGGGAAAGTAATGACGAGTTCCAAGGAAAGTTTAATTAATTTGTAAATTCAAAAAATGATTATTATATTTGTAAAAAAATAATCATATGAAAAAAATATTAATCTTCAGTTTAATTTTAACATCTTGTAAAACTCAAGATATTGTTCAGTACGAAAAAAACAAATCAGTAGTCGTGAGTTGGGAAACCAATAGTCAAACTTTTGATGTTTATAGATCTGATTCGTTGGTAGTACAGAAAATACCTTGTGATGGCATCAATCAATTAACCTTACATAATTATGACCAAGGTGACTATAAATTCATTTTCAAAAATGATGGTGTTGTTACTGAAGAAAAACTAATTAAAATTGTTGATAAAAAATAATATGGAAATAGAAAAATTTGAAGAAGCAAAAAAAATCAAGGAAGAACTTGATAGGTTTGAAATACAAAAACGTAAATTGGAAGAAGCTTTTAAATCTTGTTCTTTGGGTGTGACAATTGGTTATTCATATGGTGGAACCTTCCCAAGAAAAGGTGAGGTAAGTCTTTATAATAAAGACGCAATTAAAGAAATGATTTGTAGAGAACTACGAAGTTTAGAAGAGCAAATTGATTTAGTAAAAGAAGAATTTGAAAAATTATAGTATGGAACAGAACCCTATAGAATTTATTAAGGAAAAAATTGAACTTGATGGAGACACCGATTTTTTACATATTAATTGGGACAAGTTTTATGATATTATAGAACAAGCCTATTTGATGGATATAAAAAGAATGGAATCCCTTAAAGATTTTGATACTTGGAAAGAATGGAAAAACTCATAATGATATGTATAGAATTAAAATAGAAGAAAGTAACAACGGAGAAAAACGTTATATACCACAAGTTGGAACAAATAAATTGAGAACTGGTAGGGTTGTTTGGTTGGGTACCAAATGGGAGAATATAATTACACATCACAATCGTTATACAACATCAAATGGTATAACAGAATTACATAATACCGAACAAGAAGCTCTTAATGTAATTGAATCGTTTAAGAAAAGTGTTTTAGAAGAAGATGGTAACAAAGTTAAATTCACAACATATAAAATGATTGATTGATATGAGTTATAAAGTAAAACATATAGGTGAAGGTAAATTTGAAGCAACACTTGATAATGGTGAAACAAAAGAAGTTGGAAAGAATATTATAGGGATGATTAGATATACTTATTTTGCAGATTTTAAATTACCACCAGTTAATTGGGAAATCACACAAAAACAATTATTGGAGGACTATCAGCCAAAAGTAATGAAAGACATTATGGAAGGTAAAATACTATATGGTAAACACGAATTTGGACAAACAGATTGGATTGAATAAAATTAAATAATATGAACGCACAAGAAGCAAGAAAGATGGCCGAGGAGTTTGAGTGGACTCCTGAGATAGACGAAACCATAGAGTTGATTAAGAAATCCGCAAACAGAGGAGAGTTCTCAACAACAACAAATAGAATGAAACCATCAACACAGAGGTATCTTGAAAGAGTGGGGTATAAAGTTCGGTGGCATGATGTTCAAAGAGACGGTTATTGGGAAGTAAGTTGGTAAAAAAAAGATTATGAGTGAACAAATTAAAATAGAAATTTCCTTTACTATGGAGGAAATGGAGAACTTCCTTTTATACAACTACCCAACAAATTATCACTGGAAAGATAGGGTTAAGAAAGATGTAATGGTGTACGGTAACGATATTGTTGTTGAAGACATAAAAGAAGAGTTTGTTAAGTGTTTCAAGGAAACATTATTGAGTCAAAGACTTAATTCAAGACCATCAATATACAAATAAAATAAAAGATGAATAAAGAAACAAAATTTAAAGTGGGAGACAAGGCTCACAAACCAAAAGGTTATAAATTTCCTTGTACAATTGTAGGTGTATTTGAAACTATTGTTGGTGAAGTACGGGTGATTGGTGAAATGGATGAATATGGATTATTACATATTTTTAACGAAAATCAATTGGAACATTATGAATAAAGAACAACAAGAATTATTGGACGAATGTTATAAAAACTATTGGGGGAAAGTGTCTGTTAATAATGAAGAAGATTGTTTAGTTAAACAAGAAGAAGGATCACTTCTAAAAGAAGTAAGAGTTCTTTATCAACAAGAATTTATCAACAAATGTAAAACTGATATTGAGTTCTCTGAAAAGTGGGGATTAAAGATTGAAGAACGAGAGCTGAGTTTGGAAGAGAGATGTGGTATTCAAATAAACAGAAATGATTATCAATCATACTACACAAAAGATGAGTTAGATGAAAATAACATTCCAACCAAACTAATCACAGTTAATTATAAAAACGAAAAAATAGAAGTTTATGAGTAAAACAAGAGAAAAATTATTGAATGCAAATAAGTATTGTCACATCTATGTGGATGATGACGGGATAACTAATTATCACGATACTGAAACAAATGAGACTTATAGGGTTATACCTGACAAAGGAGCATTAGGTTTTTATTTGGAATATTTTAAAGATGGTGTATTAAAAGCAAGAAATTCACTTGAATTTAAAGAACTTAAAATACTTGCAAATCTTGCTGGGAGTAATTATTTACTGAATAATTTAATTGGTGGAGAACTTAAATCAGAGTAATATGAGTTGGAAGAAAACAATTAAAGAAGTAAAAGTAGGTGATTCTGTGGAGAATAACCGAAATGGTAAAGGTATGGTAATTGCAAAAACCGCAAGAACTGTTACGGTATTATTTGAAAATGGTAACAAAGTTAAAAACAGTTATAAATACTCTGATGATTATTTCTGGGAAACAGATTTTTAAACAAAAACAAAGATTAAAAAATTAAAAGATGAATAAAGAAACAAAATTTAAAGTGGGAGACAAGGCTCACAAACCAAAAGGTTATAAATTTCCTTGTACAATTGTGGGTGTATTTGAAACAATTGCTGGTGAAGTCCGGGTGATTGGTGAAATGGATGAATACGGATTATTACATATTTTTAACGAAGACCAATTGGAAAAAGTTCCACAACAAACAAATGGTGAAGTTAAAACAAAGTGGGATTTATGAGTAAAGCCGACAAATATTATATTCAAAACATCCAAAAAATTATGGAAGAAGGTTCTTGGGATGAAAATCCAAGACCAAAATACGAGGATGGAACACCGGCAAACTCAAAATTTATTACAGGAGTTTTTGAAGAGTATGACATATCAAAAGAAGAGTTTCCAATTCCGACATTAAGAAATACCGCAATTAAAACCGGTATTAAAGAAATTTTATGGATATATCAAAAACAAACTTCATCATTGAGAGTTGCTCGTGAAATGGGTATTAACTGGTGGGAAGAATGGAATATTGGTGACGATACAATCGGACAAAGATATGGTGCAACAATTGGAAGATACAATCTAATTGATAGATTATTAGTAGGTTTAATTGATGATCCGTTTGGTAGAAGACATATCATCAATATGTTTCAGTATCAAGATTTATTTGAAACAAAAGGTTTATTTCCTTGCGCATACGAAATACTATTCTCGGTAAGAAAAAATAACGGAGAATTAACTCTTGATATGACACTAATCCAACGCAGCAACGATTATTTAGTTGCTGGTTATATTAACAAAATTCAATATACAGCACTTTTAATGATGGTTGCGGGACATTGTGACTATAAAGTTGGTAAGTTTTGTCATTTGGTTCAGAACCTACATATATACGATAGACATTTTGTTGGTGTTTCAGAATTATTAAACAAGGAACCATTAGACACACAACCAAAGTTAATTTTAAAAGAGAATAAAAACTTCTACGACTACACAATTGATGATTTTGAGATTACCGGAATTGACAGTATAACTAAAATAAATTCAAAATTAGAGTTGGCAATTTAGGTTTTTTTAGGACTACCATTTAACTTTTTATCTTTTGTAGATATTTATATTAAAAGGTAGTCCTATGGTTGGTATTTATAGAATAAAAAATTTGGTAAATGGAAAGATTTATTATGGTTCGTCAAAAGACATTAAAAAAAGATGGAGAACACATAAAAATAAATTAAACAATGGAAAACATCATAATTCACCATTGCTTAACGCTTGGAACAAATACGGGGAAGAAAATTTTATTTTTGAAATTATTGAACTGTGTGATGAAAAAATTTTACTTGAAAGAGAACAACATTATTTAGATTTAAAACCAGAATATAATATCGGAATTAAATCTAGTGGTGGTGACAACATAACAAAAAATCCAAATAAAAAAGATATTATTCGTAGAATTACAGAATCAATTAAAAAAAGATACAAATTGATGACAGACGAAGAAAAAAAAGAAATGTTTTCATTACCTATGGATAAGAATCCTAATTGGAAAGGTGGTATTAGTTATAAATATTGCGAATGTGGTGTAAAAATTAAACCAATAAATGATACTTGTTATAAATGTAGACCCAGAAGTGAAGATAAAAATCCATTTTTTGGTAAACAACACTCCGAGGAAACAAAAAAGAAATTAAGTGAAGGTAAGAAAGGAAAATATCACGGAGAACAAAATATACCTATAATAATTGATGATGTTGAATACAGATCGGCTGGTGAAGCATCCAAAACACTTAATATCCCAATGGTTACGATAAGGTGGAGAGTAATTAGTAAAAACAAAAAGTTTGAAAATTACAAATATAAAGAGTAAGGGTTTACCCCCAATTTAACCAGAAGGTCTTTTCAAATCAAAATAGATTGTTTAAGTTTGTATAAGAAATTTAAAAAAAAGTAGAATATGAAAACAACAGTAGAATGGTTTGTAATAGAATTAAGAAAACTAATTAAAGAATCAGAACTTAGTGATATGAGACCAAGTGAGTTTGATGCTAAAGAAGTGATGCTTATAGAACAAGCCAAAGAAATGGAAGAACAAGAACAAAAATCATTGTTAGAATGGATTAGAGATAATGCAGTTGAAGTAAGAGAAGGGTGGCATTGTGTAGGGCAGTATCCAGATAAAACATATACTGACGAAGAGATAATTGAAGTGTATCAAAAACAAAAAACCTTTAAATCAGAATAGAATGGAAGGAAAATACTTAATAACAACAGACAAGTGGTTTACTGCGCCAGACGGTTTTTCGTATCAAGCAGTTTGGGGTGATGTTAAAATCGTGGAGGATTCGGTCCTTGGAGTTAAGACCAACAGAAATAGTGCCAATTGGTATGCTGTTGTTGGTGGAAATGGTAAAGAAATTATAATTGCAGGATGTCAAATACATTATGCCGTTAAATCTGAATATAAACCATACACTGGTAGAGTAAGGGATTGGCATACAGCAGACAACGGAAGTGTTGTTGAGAATGAAAGACCAACAAAAATTTATATTGCCGAATAATATGGAAGAAGATTATACATTTAAATCAATAAAACCCCCCACATATGCTGGAGGTTATAGATTAGGTAAACTTGAAACTAACTATACTCAATTTAATATGACCCATAAACCAAATTGGTTTCACAGACAAATGATGAGAATATTTTTTGGTTGGTATTGGTTTGATAATGGTGTAAAATAGTTTTAACAAAAACAGATAAAATTGTAAAAAGTAATTAAAGTTATGGACATAAAAAACTTACCACCAACAGAACTCATCGCCCTTAAAAAATACTTTGAAAGTAGGTATGAAAAATTGGACCCAAAATATTGGGATAAACAAAAAGATGCGATAGAGGTTGTCAAAAAAATTGAGACAATATTAGATAAAATGGGTAAAAGAATAATAACTGATTTATGAAATTAGGAAAACAAACATTAATTGACAATGACTATTGGGAAAGTGGCGAATGGAAACAACCGCCGGTAAAAATAAAACACGGAGATTTGGTGGACATTAAATGCGAAAACTACCCAATTATGCTTGGAAGATATATTGGTAAAGGTATGGGTGTCGTAGAATTACATAATTATTCAACTGGAACTAGTTACCATATCGGTAAAGTTGTATCAAGAGGTTTAGACAGAAATCCACGTCTAATATCGGATGAAAAATTATTTGAATTTATAAAAGATTAAAAATTATTAAAAATGAAATTAGGAGAATTCATAGAAAAATTTAGTCATAATAATTTGATTAGATTACATTACAAGGAAAAAGGTGGAAACCGACTTGTATTGGAAGATTGGAATGATGTGTCAATGGACTGGGAAGTTAATAAACAAAAAGGAAAGTTCAGACATTATGTAAATAATGAAGTATTGAGCCTTGCCAGTATTTACTTTCCACCAGGAATGAACCATCGTTATCCGGAAGCAATCAATATTGTAATTGAAGAATTGGAAAATCAACCTATGATTGATGAGGTTGAAGATGAAATAAATTATGAATCAGCAGGATAATGAAAGACATAGGTTTAGAAATAACAAAAGAAGAGATCCAAGAAATTGAAAGATTAACCGGAGGAAAAATTGGGACACACACATTTGGACCAAACAACGAATACACATTAGAAAATTCATTCTTATCACTTGATGGGACATACATTGGTAGTATGGACGAAGCAAGATGGTACGTGAAAAACAAAATGATGGTAGATGAAAAATACCCACATGGAGTTGCCGCAGTTATTACCGAAGAAACATATGGAACCGATAAACCTGTTATTGAAGGAATGTATGGGTATACGCATAGAGGAGGAAATCTATTTAAAATTGGTGATAGGTTGTTTGATGAAAAATACAAACCAACCAAAGAAGATTATCCTAAAGATGAATGGAATGAATATGAAACCAGATTTAAAGAACTTTATGAGTCAGAAGATGAACTTGGAAAAAGATGGATGGATGCTGACGGAATATCATATGTGATACCTTATAAATTAAGAGGTTCAAGAATCATTGAAACAATGGAAGATGCGTTTGAAGCAGCCAAAAATATGTCAAATTATTTAAGTTAATATTATGAACGAAAAACAAACTTACGACTACGGATGTGTAATGTTATATTTTGATTTCCCTGAGATCAAAAACCTACATTCACTAATTGATGAAGAAGACATCTACACCGAAGATGGTGATAGAAGTTTTGGTTTAG